AGTATGCCTGTAGGCCATCGTCCTCACGCCACACGATCACGAACGCCTCGCCCGTTACCATCGCGGCCAGGTGGGCATCGTCGCTGTCCATGCCCATCTCGGTAGAGAGCCAGAGGGTATTGAGTGCCTCTGTGGCCCGCTCGTTGTCGGCGACCTGGAAGCGGCCCAGGTTGAGCCGGTCCATTGCGCTGTCTACCACGACGGCGCACCAGTTCTCGGTGAAACGGGCGTCTACGTTGCGAAACAACTCTTTGAGCCGCTTGACAGAGTACACCAGCGGCTGATCGCCGTCGTAGTAATTCCACAGGCGCGTGTAGGGCTCTTGTTTCGCCACGAGGGCGTTATAGGCTAGTTCGAGATCGGTTGCCACGGTCTATCCATTCGATGATGTCCGAAAGGATCATCACGCCGGTGAGAATGCCCAGGATAAAGAACTCGGCGGCGAGAATGTAATCCATCATCCTTGCCTGCTCTTTGCCGTCCAGGCGGCCTCGATTGTACCATTGAACGCGAGCGCCGCCGCGTCGTGTATGTCGTCGTGATCCCCGTCTGGTATGGCGTGCATGTGCCTCAAAAAGTCCTCATTCCAAGCGCCGCGTAGCAGTTTGACGTTGCCCACCTCGGCCTGACTGGCCAGCGCCCGCGAGCGGGTGAGCTTGTCACCCCCAGGCCGCACGCCCCGCGCATCGTACCCGGCCATCATACTGGTAAGCCGCCGGTTCTCCTTGACCCCTGACGCCGCCGGCTCGATCTCCCATCTGAGCCGGTACTGTGTGCCATCCCCCGCGCACCTGGCCCGGTTCTGCGCGCTGTAGTTCCTCAAGAGCGGGTCCGCATTGGCGACCTGCTCGGCGTGCATCCACGTCACGTACCAGACGCCGCCCACCTTACGCATACCCACGCTGGCGGTAAAGTCGGGATCGTCGCCCTTTTGTTCTTTGGCCGTTGCGGCAAAGTCCCACCCGTCACACTCCAAACCACCCGCCGGGATCGCCTCGACGATCTCAAACCATCCCCGGTTAAACACCTTGCCAGCCGCCGGCTTGATCTTCCAGTTGCCTGCCAAGAGCTGCTCACGCTCCACGAGGGGCAGTGCCATCAAGCGCGCCCGGTATTGCGGGTCCGCTGTTTCGAGCGCCGGGTTATCCTCTAGCTTGGCTGCAATGAACGTGAACGACGTCGGCGGTATGTCTGGGTGTGCTGCCCCGGCCTCATAGCTCGTGTCGTACCATTTGAGCTTGTCCCCGTTGCGAACGAACCATCTGAGCCGCCCCGATCGCGCCTCTATCGGGTATCCACTCTCCTGGTCAATCCACCAGGCGATCAAGTCGGCTACCCAAGAATCCGCGTCCGGGTTCGTCGTGGCCCGGATATAGGGCCGCACCCCACATGTTGACCTATTGCGTGAGAGCATGTAAAAGAACTGGCTGCGCTCAAAGTGCGTCAACTCGTCAAATTCGATCAAGGGGATCTGCGCCCCTTGCCAGTCCAACTTGTTGCGCTCGTGCTGCATGTGCGCGAATTTGATCGCCGCGCCGCTAGGAAAGGCCCAGTCTAGGACGCTCTCCCTTGGCACCCCACGCATCACCGGGTAGAGCTTTTCACTCTCTGTCCACAAGCCGCCCTCGCTGCGTATCTGTGGGTAGGTGCGCCTGAATACTACCGCGCCAAACTCTGGATTGTGAATGTGCCTCAAGGGCTCGATCAAGAGCGCCCACGTTTTGCCGCCGCCCGCCGCGCCGCCATAGAGTGCTATGTCTGCCGGCGTGCTCAGAAATTGCTCCTGTGGTCCCGCCTGCGGCCTAATCTCTTCCATTGTCGGGAATGTAGATCGTCGCCTTGATCGTTTCGCCGTTGCTCGTCACGTCCACATTGGTCTGCGCCGGCAGTCCGATCCGGTCCAAGATTGTCTTTGCCGCACTGACCGCGCTTCTTCCGTTCAATGCGCGCTTGAGCGCGCCTACCGCATCAAGCGCCAATTCTTGGAGAGACAACCGCGCCGCGTCTACAATGTCCATCTGCAGAAGCACAACGGCCTCCTCAAGCTCTTCGAGGTTGTCCCAGTGGTGGGGCGTGCTCGTGTGAATCTTGAGCGCACGCGCCGCTTTGGCTATGTCCGTGCATTGCGGGTCGAGCCGCTGTACCACATAGCGCCGCTGGATGTCTGTTGCTCTCTCTAAAATCTCTTGTGCTCTTGGGTCCATCATTCCTCAATTGTGGGCTGATCGGGAGGTGCCAGCGCCTGGGGGGAGTAGGCACGAGGTAGGAGGTCCACCTCTACTGGCACCCCTTGATCAGCCCGCAATTTTCTCTACCGCGTCCGCGATCCGAGACAGATACCCGAGCAGTTCCCCGACCCAATCATCCGGCGGCTCGGGCTCCGGCTCGCTCTCTCCCTCTCGGTAAAAAGTAGCCTGATCCCAGAATGCTGATTCGTCCTTGCCAGCGTAGAGGTTTTCGATGTGCAGGAACAAGGTCACATAGGGCGCTTCGGCTTCGACGTTCTCGACGAACAGATCACGCGGATTGTCTAGGCCACCCGTCCAGTGCCCTGGAGAGCCTGCCGGCGCGCTTTCTCCTTGCCAGCCGCCCCACTGTACTTCGTCGCTGCGAAAGTCGGTGCCGCCAAACGGATCGATGCCCACGCGGAGGGCCACACCCGCTTGATTGCTTGTGAAGCAGGCGCGCACAACCAAAGTGAGCACGTCGCCAACCGAAACGGCCACGCGCTGATAGACGCCGCCTTGGATCGTGGCTGAGGTGCCAAAGACCTTTTGCCACTGCTGATAGCGGGTCCACTCTGGCCGCCGATGTTTCCAGGGGGGATCATTTGCCCCCTGTGGCGTGTAGTATGGCATCCAGCCGTGCGCCACCGTCACCTCGCCGACCGGGGGGCCGCCGAGAGCAGGGTCCGGGCGCGCTGTGAAGGGGAGGGAAAAAGATGGGTTCTGGATCGTGACCTCGGACTTGCTCACTTGACCTTGACCTCCAAAGCCCCCACCTGACCGAAAGGGAGCGAGAGGCGAACGATCGGCGGGTCTCCGCTCTCTACGAGAATCTCACCCAACTCCCCTGAAACGGGGAGCGCCGTCGTCAGAGTTTGCGTTTCGAGATCGATCTCGATCACGATCTCTCCGCCAGCCTCAATTGAGATTTTCATAGCCCAAACCACTTTCTGATCGCAGCCACTGCGATAGGCACGAGAATTGCCGCAAGCAGAGAGCCCACGCCAGTCAGCAGCCAAGCCACCTTTTCAACATTCTTAATCCGTATATCGTAGCCATTCAGGCATTCGAGCTTTTCCTTGATGGTCTCAAGCTGCGACACAATCACAGCGACCTCGATCCGGGTACTGGTCGGTGTGTTAGACACTGTGCTACCTGTTGAGTTTGCGCACATGCGCGACCTGTCCCCCAAAGAAAGCCGCAGCCCCAGCCACTAGCGCCGGCCACCACAGACCCGCCCAATCTGCCCAGAGGGCAAAGCCGCTTGCCGCCGATGCCACCGCGCCCAGAAGAGGCACGATGAACGATAGGCCCATGAACACGAGGCGTTTGTGTTTTGCCTCAAAGTTCTGGTATTGCGGCCAATACTCGACGCCAAACGAGAGAAGGACGCCGACAATCACCGAGATCCCCGGTCCCTGTGCGTATTCGAGAAATTCTTTCCATCCCATAGGTTGCTCCTTTTGAGACAACAAAAAAGCCTGGATTGCTCCAGGCTCATTGTACCATGAGGCGTATAAGGTTTTCTTGCGTCACATCCTAAAGATTGACCCCTGCATACTCCAACTCACGCAGCGCGCAAACAGCCCACACGCCGCCTTCGTCTCGATAGATCGGCAAGACACGAGACAATCGCTCCATGAGAAACCACGCCCCCGCCCAGGTAAGCCCGGCCATGCTGGCGATCTCTGCCGTTGTCATAGCCTCACCGTGGGCCAGGTGCCAGGTGATCAGCGCCGCTTTTTCCTGTGCTGTGTAGTCAGATTCCATAGTTACACCTCAAGCCCCCGGTAAATTGCGATTGTACTCGTCAATCCACGCTTGCGCTTCCCCCCATTGGGCCAGGTACTCGTCTATCAGAGCGAGCCGCTCCTGAATCTCTGCCAGCACCTGCGCAATCTGCCCAGGGCAGCCCGGCTGTTCGGGCTCAGGCTCGGGCGGTTCCGGTTCTGTCCCCGCATACTCTACCTCAAGGCGCACATCTCGAAAGCGCGCCACGTTGGCGGTCGTCGGCCAGCCGCCCGTTGTGGCACGCAAGAATACGGTGATCTCGGTCGTGTTCAAGTCGGCAAAGGGCCAGCTCAAGAGAGTTGGCTCGTTCGGCCCCAACCAGTCTGACCACTGGACTCTGATCCCTGCCGGGTTTGCCAGCCCCGTTGGATCGATGCCCAGGCGCAGCATCAAGCCGCCGGTCGTGTAGCGGGCTGCTACCGTCGTGAGCACCGCCCGCTTGATGGGCCGCCCAAATGTGATCCGTTGGAAAAAGCCCGCATCGTAGGGCTGGCCGTGCGAGATGGTGCGCCACTGCTCCCCCTGCCACGTCTCAAGGAAGAAATCCGGCTGGCCCTGGAGGTGCCATTGGGTGAGCTGCTCTAGCTGCATCTTGGACACTCCCAGCACGAAACCGGCAAAAAGACGGCTTGTGAAAGGAACACGTAAGGATCGTGATAGAACGATGTCAGGTTCTGCGGTGTGAGTGTGTCGTACAAGCCAAGGGACGGTGTGCGCTTGATCTCAAAGTGCAGGTGAGGCAGGCCGCCACTTGCGCCCGTGTCCCCTTCCCAGCCGATGTGCTGGCCGGCCTGGACCCACACACCAGGACCGTGCATGGCCGGCGCTGCAAAGTGTGCGTACAGGCTCCACACCAGCCGGGCTTTCGTCCGATGCTCGATCATCGTGTAAAAGCCGTAGCCGTGCGGGTCTTTGCGCTGAACGCGGATCACGCCGTCCCCTACCGCATACACCCGCGCCCCGTTGGCCTCGTGAAAGTCGACGCCCGGATGTGGGCGGCCTTTCCAGCGCCCGCTTGCGTAGAGGCTCCCAAACTTGTAGTAGGGCGTCTCGGTCTTTTCGAGCGGAAACCGGAAACGTCGGGGCAACCAGGGCGGGATCTCGAGCACTTGGCCGGGCTCGATCACGTTAATCTGGGCCAGCTTGTTGTAGTCTGCCACCTCTTGATAGAGGTATGGATCCCCCAATTGCTCCAGGCACACTTTGGACAATGTGTCACCCGGTTTCACAGTGTACGTCACTTGGGACATTGTAGACCTGCCTTTCTTTCCACTCTTGCTGTTTGCCT